ATGCCCCCAACCATCGCGTTGAGCGAAGATATCCTGATCAACGTCACGCCCTTCGAGACCCGCGTTGCGCTGGTCGAGCAGGGATCGGTGCAGGAGCTGCACGTGGAACGCAGCATCCAGCGCGGCCACGTCGGCAATATCTATCTGGGACGGGTGGTCCGGGTGCTGCCGGGCATGCAGAGCGCCTTTATCGACATCGGCCTGGAGCGCGCCGCCTTCATCCATATCGCCGATCTGCGCGAAAACCGGGGCGAACGCAGCCAGGGCCTGACGCCCACGCCGATCGAAAAACTGCTGTTCGAGGGGCAGACCATCATGGTCCAGGTGGTCAAGGACCCCCTGGGCACCAAGGGCGCGCGGCTATCGACCCAGATCAGCATGGCGGGCCGCATGCTGGTCTACCTGCCGCATGATCCGCATATCGGAATTTCGCAGAAGATCGACTCGGAGTCCGAGCGCACGCAGTTGCGCGAACGGCTGCAGGCGCTGATGCCCAGCGAGGAGAAAGGCGGCTTCATCGTGCGCACCCAGGCCGAGGGCGCCAATGACGAGGAACTGGCCGCCGACCTGGAATACCTGCGCAAGCTGTGGACCAGCGTGCAGGCCGCTGCCCGCACCCAGCCGGCGCCGGCGCTGCTGCACCAGGACCTGACGCTGGCGCAGCGGGTGCTGCGCGACATGGTGGGGCCGTCAACCGGCAGCATCCTGGTCGATTCCCGCACCACGACGGCCGCGATGCTCGAGTGGGCGCGCATCTATACGCCGTCCGTGGTTGATCGCATCCAGCATTACAGCGGCGAGCGCCCCCTGTTCGATACCGCCAATGTCGACGAGGAGATCGCGAGAGCGCTATCGCGCCGCGTGGACCTGAAGTCGGGCGGCTACCTGATCATCGACCAGACCGAGGCGCTGACCACGGTCGACGTCAACACCGGCGGCTTCGTCGGCGGACGCAATTTTGACGACACCATCTTCAAGACCAACCTGGAAGCGGCCCAGGCCATCGCGCGCCAACTGCGGCTGCGCAACCTGGGCGGGATCGTGATCCTGGACTTCATCGACATGGAGGAACAGGAGCATCGCGAGACCGTATTGGCGGAACTGAAGAAGGCGTTGGCGCGCGACCGCACCCGGATGACGGTCAACGGCTTCACGCAACTGGGCCTGGTGGAGATGACGCGCAAGCGCACCCGCGACTCGCTCGCGCACCAGTTGTGCGAGCCCTGCCCCATGTGCGAGTCGCGCGGCAACGTGCGCACGCCGCGCACGGTGTGCTACGAAATCCTGCGCGAGATCCTGCGCGAAGCGCGCCAGTTCAACCCCAAGGAATTCCGCATCCTGGCGTCGCAGGACGTGGTGGATCTGTTCCTCGAAGAGGAAAGCCAGCACCTGGCAATGCTGGGTGACTTCGTGGGCAAGCGGGTGTCGCTGGAAGTCGAGAGCACCTATTCCCAGGAAAAATACGACATAATCTTGGTCTGATGCTCTGGACTTCTCACCACCTATCACCGCCCCTCTGAAAGCCGCATAAATCCTTGCGGCTTTCTTTCCTGGCTTCTCAGGCGTTATCCTCGCAGCTCACCAAAAATGGGTAGCTAGGTGGGTAGCCAAGCCGCCCAGCTACCCGAAACCGAGGGAATCATGGCGACCAAGCGCGTATTGCAGGGCCTGCTGACCGACGTCCAGATCAAAAGCTGGATTCGCTCCGGAGCGCCGCTGGCCAAGTCAGACGGCGGCGGCCTGACCTTCACCCTATCCAAGGCGGGAACCGCGGCCTGGGTGCTGCGCTACCGCATGCCCGGCCGGCGGGCCGAGGCCACCATCGGCAACTACCCGGATATCACCCTGGCTGAAGCCCGCAAGGAGGCCAGCCGGTTGCGCGCCATGATCGACGCCGGCAAAGACCCGGCCGCCGAAAAGCGCGAGGCCAAGCAGAAGGCCCGCGCCGCCAAGACCGTAGACTGGCTCGCCGACGACTACCGCGCCAAGGTGCTGCGCCACCTGGCGCCCAACAGCCAGAAGCTGTACGAGCGCCAATTGCGCCGGATAGGGAAGGACTGGCGCGGCCGTGCCGTCGACGGTGTCGCGCCAGGCGACGTCATCGACCTGATCCGCAAGACGAAGGAAGGATTCGCCACCGACGCGGGCTGGCGCGAGACAGAGGCCCTGTATATCGTGACCCGCGAGATGTTCAAGCACGCCGCCGGCCAGCACATCATCCAGGTCAACCCCGCCATGGGCATCAGCCTGGAATCCCTGATTGGCAAACGCCCCAAGGCCAAGGTGCGCCTCATGCTGACCGACGACGAGCTGGCCGAAGTCATGCGCGCCGCTGGCATGAACCGTCAGAACCAGCTCAGCGTCTGGATCATCCTGGCCACCTGCGTGCGGGTATCCGAGTTCACCACCGCGCTGCGCGAGCATGTCCGCGTCGACCAGCACACGATCAAGCGGCTTGGCGCCGGCCTGTGGCACATCCCAGCGTCCAAGACAGGGACCGCCATGGATATCCCCCTGGCGCCGCCCGTCGTGGAATGGTTCCGCGAGCTGGACGCGCTGGCGCTGGACTCCCGCTACATCGTACCGGCGCGCTCGGTGGCGCGCCTGCGCAAGGCTGGCGGCGATGCCCCGATCGGCAAGGATGCTGTCTGGGGCGCCATCGGCTACTGGTTCGAAAACGCCAGCCCCAACGTACGGCCCTTTACCCCCCACGACCTACGATCGACCGCGAAATCGCACATGCGCGCCCTGGGCGTAGACCGCGACATATCGGAGATGTGCCTGAACCACAAACTCAAGGGTGTGGAGGGGATATACGACCAGTACAGCTACTGGAAGGAGCGGCGCGAGGCGCTGGCGCTGTGGGCCGACCACCTGCTGGCATGCCGCGGCGCCGACGTCGAAGTGGCTGGTACAGCCCGCAACGCCCTGGCGGCCCTGCGCGCCGCGTCCTGATAGGAGACAACCATGGATGACAACGGAATCTTGGAGCAGGTGCCCGGCCAGTATGTGGCCCGAGCCGCCCTCACCCTGCCGCCGGCGGCCACCGCCGAGGACCGCGACTACCAGGTCGAGATCGACGCCGGCCACGCCGGACCGGTGCGCATCACATTCCGGCGTCAGAAGGCCCGGCGCGCCAAGCATATGCATTGGTTCTGGCTGGCCCAGCGGGCGGACGCGGTCTAGGGCTTCGGCCACGCCTCGACCACCGCCCGATGCCGCGCCGCACACTGGCCATACTGCACCGCCAGCGCCATGTAGCTTCGGGCGAAGTCGTCCCAGCTATCGCTGGTCACCTCGGGCACCGGCGGGCACGGCTGGGCCAGGTTGGCCGGCAGAATTGGCCAGGCGGCCGGCTTCGTTGATGTGCTGCAGCCTGCCAGCGTCAATACGACAGCCAGCAGGCAAAGGGCTTTGGACTTCGACACGGGTGTACCTCTCGATGACCTTGGGCTCGGCGGCGCGCAGCTCGGCCACGCTCGCCTCGAAGGTGGTGGCGATGCCAGCCAGGCGGCCGGTCTGGGCCTTGAACTCGTTCAGCTCGGCCAGGGCGTGGTCGGCGTTGGCCTTGGCCATGCCGGCGTTGAATCGGCTGGATCCGTACAGCACCACGCCCGCGCCCAGCACCATCACCACTGCAGCGCCACCGATCCAGGGCAGCGCCATTTTCCAGAAGGGATTCATCATGGCGTGTTCAACCATTCAGGCACGCGCGCGGGCGCGGCAGGGGCGGGCGGCGTCAGCACTTCCTCCACCTTCTTGACCGCTGTGCTGGCGGACTTCGCAGCCGCGGAGGCCTTCTTTGCCGCCGTGCCTGCCTTCGTGGCGGCGCCGGCAGCAGCCTTGATAGCCCCCTCGGCAGCGTCCGCCGCCTTGTCGACCTTGTCCGCCGCCAGCTCGGCGGTCCCGGCAGCTCGGCTGATCGTGGCCGACATCGCAGCCAGCGCCTGGCGGTAGTCTTCGCGCTGCTGGGTATTGGCCTCGGCCTGCACAGCTAGGGCCCGGCTGGCGCTGTTCCAGGTGGTCAGACTTCCGACCGAGTAGCCGCCTCCGAAGATGGCCGCTACCAGGACGACCGCGTACAGCATGCGGACCGCGCGCGCCAGCTTCGGATGCCGGCACAAACACCATTCATGCAACTTTTCCACGGACCTCTCCCTGTAGTGCGCGAACCTGCGCGGTGAGTTCGGCGATCAACGTGTTCTGCCGCTCGATGGTCTGCGCTTGGTAGGCAGTCCGCTCGTTCAGCGCGGCCAGCTCTGCCTGAACTTTGGCGAGATCCAGGTAGAGGTCATTGCGCTGTTTGTAGGCCTCGTTGGCCGAAGTGCGCGCGGCCTCCGCTGCCTGGCGCTCGACGGCCAGTTGGCCCTCCAGGCGCTCGATCGCGTCCTTCTCCGACTTGGCACCGGCGGCCGATACCGCCAGGCGCGCCATAAGAATCGGTAGGACCTTCCACATAGCGCCGCCGCCGATAAGCGCCGCTACGAGATAGCCAACGATCTGGGAGAGGGTCAGCGGCTCGCCAGCCGCCGCGGCGCTCGCCGCATCAGTGCCGACCACCGCCAGCAGGTAACCCAGGTTCTCCTGCATCATTCACCCGCGCGCACCGCCGCGCCCTTCCAGTCACGCGGGATCTGAAAGTGCGGCCCGTCCTTGAACGTCCTCCAGTCGCCACCCCACTCCACCGGCACGCCCAGCTCCGCAGCACTTGCCTTCACGGTGTCGGCCAGCGCGCGGAACTGCGCCCAGTCATTCCAAGGAATGGCGCCGCCCACGAGAGGCGCCAGGTCAACCGCATGGCCATAGCCGTCCGCCTGCTTCAGGTGGTAGCTGTTCTGCGTCTGGCTGGCCCCCTGGGCGACCAGCTCGCGCTGGCGCTCTGGCGTGCGCAGACCCTCGACGACGGTGAAATCGATGGCCGTGCGTTGAATGGCCAGTTTCACCACGTCGATCAAATCTGGATGGACGCCCACAAGGCGGGACAGGCTGCGCTGCGACAGTTGAAAGTTGCTCATCGTTCTATTCCCTATAGGCGTAAAAAAAGCCCGCCGGAGCGGGCTGCGGTATTCCACTTACTGTCACGCCTGAATTTGGGAGGCTGCGGCGAACAAGTCGTCCAACTGCCCTTCACCCCAGCCGAGGGCAGCAGCACCCGCCGCCAGCGTGGGGCTGGTCCTGGAGAACTCAGTTGCGGTGTCGAATGCCAACTTGTGGAGCGGATCGGTTGCAGGATCGTTCGCCCAGGCGGTCACGTCGGCGAGCAACCCAGCGTGCATGAGCGCCGCCAGGGCCTGGAAGCGCGATACCTTCGTAACCTGAACTGACTGCGGAGGCGCATCCTCCCAGACCGGCAAGCGATCCGGGCCAGCCGCCCGCACCTTGCCTTCCGGCGCGGGCGCCATGGCGAACTGCTCGAATACGGAATCATCGACCTCAACCCCATCAGAAGGCCACGTACCGGATGCGTCGTAGGCTTCCTTCAGCGCAGGGTCGAAGAATGTATTCGTGGAGGGTGAGTAGATTTTCGGCATGTCGTCCCCTTAATTTCCAACAGCAAACCAGGCAATCGGCGAAGAGTTGCCGCCGCCGTTGTTATGCCCAACAGAGCAACCACTGGTGGTCGGCGTAGTGGCCGTGCAGCCTCCGAAGTTCCCGCCGGCCGAGTTGTTGCGATTCGTCGCGAGCACGAGAAAGCAAGCCGTGGGGAATTGAATAGGAAATGTCACCGCCGCCGTCGCCCCATCCGCGACGTTTGCTGTCACACCCCATTGCAGGATCACGTTCGAGCGGGCGCCTCCGGTGCTCAGCCGGACGGGGATAATTGCGTAGCCGCTAGTGGACAACGTCGCAGCTCCGAGCAACCCGGCTACCAACGCCGCCGGCGTCACCGCCCTTTGAGCGTCAGTGCCGGCGAGGACTTCCGCTGCGGTGGCGAGCTCGACAATACCTGCAGCCACCTCGGAGGCCGCTTCACCAAAGCCTTGCGCCGAAACCCAGGCCTGGCTGGCGAACAGAGCCCCATCAATGGGCGTGCCGGCTTCGGCTACCAGCGGGCCCAAATCGATCCAGGCGCTGTCTGCGTCGTTGCGTATGCGCCAGCGACCGGTTCCAGTATCAGCCCAGCGCGCGTAAGGCCATGCCAGCGCTGCCGGGTCATCCGATCCGGAAAAATCCGTCGCGATGGTCTGGAGCCCCGTGTTGATCTGGTCGACAAGGTCCACTCCAGAGAGCGGCGGCGTGTTGGAAACTTGACTGTTTTCTTGCATATCAATACCCCTGGGCTATCCAGTTAACTTCGCGGTCCACGGGAGTGGTGCCGCTCATGACTTGAAGGTGAAATCCGTCCTCGGTGGAATTCGTCAGCACCACTTGGTCGTCAGCCTCGGCATCCAGCAACGTGATCTGGACGTTCGGGACAGCGTGAAAGCGTTTCGGGTATGTGATGTCGATTCCCAATGCAGGAACGGCTACTGCTTCGCCGCGCTGGATCAGGTCTGGGACATCGATAGACCAAGTGAACTGACTCACGAATGGCACGATCTGAGGGTCCAGCGATTCAAGGATCAGCCTCACATCGAAGTAGCGACTATTGAGCAGCCCTGGGACATAATCCCGCCATTCGCTCCATTCGTCCTCGGCTTGCCCATAACGCACCTGGGGCCGAACGCGAACATATTGGCGATCAGTGCCGTTCAGCACATCAGCAAGCGCCAGCACGTCAGGCTCGCCAAGAATGTCAGCCGATAGGTTGCGCGCCTGGTACTCGACATGGAGGTCGACCCGCACCGCCGCGACATACCCGATATCGACGCGGTCCGCTTCCAAGATCGTGTAAGTGCCGCTGGCTGCTGGGCCTCCCAGCCATATCACATCCGATTCCGCCAGGACGTCATCAAGAGCAAGCACATCCCCCTGAGGCGCCAGTGTCAGCATGCCGTCATACTCAATGGCACCACCAGACTTGTCGCCTGGCCACGCCGGAGCCTCGTCGCGCACAATGATCACGTTGCGTTCAAGAGTCGCGCCGGCGATGAGCAGGCTGTCAGGCGCCCCGTACACGACCGGCTTGCCGGATGCCGCGAACCTTGCCGCCACCCAGTACAGCCCATTGCCAACGGCAATTTGTTCAGTTGCCGAGGTAATAGCCACAACGGTCGAATCTGCCCATGTAGACCCGCGTCGTACCTCGTATTGCGGTTGCCGAGGGTCTACCACGCGATCCCAAGCCAGCCATGTCAACCCATCGCGGAAGACGCTTTGCAGGCCTGTGAGCGCTGGTAGCGGTGCGAGAAGCCCCTGGATCAAGAACGTCTGGCGCCGCAGTTCGCCAGAGCCAGTAGACCGCCTGGGCGTCACGGAGACCACTACGACGTCTCCAGTGGAAACCATGACCTCCGCGCTACGCAACGGCGTGAGCTGGCTAACTCGTACAGAATCGTTCACCGAAACGACGACCATGCTCTGGCTGTCGCTACTCAATGTCCATGCGATGTTGAGCCTGATCTGGTCCGCCACCACGCTAACAATCTGCTCGCTTCCTGTCAGCGACAATACGACTCCCGCCAGCAGCGAGCCATCGCGCGGCGGCGTGTATTGGTAGGGGTCCGACTCGGATGCGTAGTATTCGGGATCGTCGTCGATCGCCTCAAAGCGCAGGCCATCTCCGGCAGGCGACACGCCGGACACCTTGAAGCGGCGCCCTGGAGTGGCCAGCGGGTCAAACTGCCAGGCCCAATCAAAGGGCGAGCATTCCTCATACCCCTCATCGCCGGGCATCGGAAACCCGTCCAGGTCGGTAACGATGGTCAGTTCGCCCACTTCCCCAACATCTGACGAAACCGTCACCACCTTCATATTCCCGTCAGGGTCGCGCAGCATCACGGTCCCCGTGCCAGCGCTGGGAACGAGATTCTGCAGCTTCATCAACGTGCCGCCGCTGCCAGGCATGAGCCGGCCGGAATATCCCCAAACGGTCAGGTCGTGAGAGAACGAAACCACATCGCCGCGCGTGCACACCAGTCCCTCGATGTCGGTTTCCCAGGTGATCTTTCTGCGTTTCCATACTTGGGATGCTGCGATCAAGTTGGCCTCTCGGCCCGCCATATCCTTGTTCGTGCACCCGTCCAGATCGAGCTGCAACGGGTTGTTCGTCGTTGTGGCTCCAGGTACGCGCACGCGAACCTCATCCATCTTCCAGCCGTTGTCCTTGTTGACGAAGTTCAACACCACCTCATCGACCGTCCCGTCGTTGGTGTAGGCGACCTTGAACGACCCAGCCTTGACGTTGAAGGGGCCGAACATGGCAGTAACCGGCATGTCCTCCGCATCCCAAACCACGCCAAGGCGACCGGTCTGATAGGTCATCGCACCGCGGCCAGCGCGCGCGATCATCTGCAACACGCCGGCCGTACTCATCTTCTGGTCAAGCACATAGTCAAAGGTCAGGTTCTTTTGGTCACACCATTCCGCCCATGCCTTGATGCCGTCGATATCGATCTGAGAATCGGTGAGGCCGGCGCCGTATACGCGGACGCCGTTCAGAATCTTGCCTTTGGCAAACGACAGGAACCACCATGCAGGGTTGCTGGTTGCCTGTGTCGACCAAGCTTCGCCAGTCCAGACGGGGCATGTGGCCGAGACGATGGCGCTTAATTCGTCTATTGCGCCATTCAACTGTCCCGTTGCCTTGACACGCACGGCAAGTCGGCACTGCCCGGTGTAATCGGCCGTGTCTGCCTGAAACGCCAAGATCTGGCTGACCGCGGTTTCATTGGATTCCCGAGAATCGTTGATGTCCGCAGTAATCTTCCTGACGCGTACCTCGTACTGGCCCTGCGGTACATTCCATGTCACTTGCGTGCGCGTTGGCTCCTGCCTCGCGTCGGTGATCTGCACTCCGGGCTGAGCCGCGACAAGAAGGGGGTCAGGTGCAATCCCGTTCCAAGGTTGTCCCAGTGAGAATGGATGCGGAACCCAACGCCACTTCCCCCAGGTTCCGTCCTCGAACCAGACCTGCTCGCCTTCCCCATGGTCAGCACGATTCGTGCTCCCAAACGAAATTTGATACTTATCGCTGCGCCTTAGGGACCAATAGTGCGTGGCGTAGGTCGCTCCGATCGTTCCGCGCTCGATCCAGCTTGTATCCCCAACCGCCCGGTACTGCACCCGGACCACTACGGAGCGGGTCGCCAAGCCGCCGTCATCATTGACTCGGAACAAGCGCGCCGCCAGGTCGACAAGGATCGTGGTGACTTCGCGGGGGGTCGTGCGCGATATCCAGCCACTGGAGGCGCTGAGGGAAAAGCCTTGGATGGTGTCCACGTTGCCAGCCACCATAGAGAGCTTACCGTCCGGCCCCGAAAGCTGAACCTGTACGCCTTCGAGGTTCGAGATAGGCGTGTCCCCTATCCGGATGTCGGTCAAATCCAAGGAGGAGCCCTGCAGCCCGAAATGGAATACCTGGTTGAAGTACTGATCGCGCTTCGAGTATTGCGAATAAGGGGTCGCCCCTTGGTCTGGAACAACCTTATGCTTTCCAAAGACCAGGATCATGGGCTCCCACGGACGTGGACGATTGCGCCCACCCTGAATTGCGTATGTGGGGCTGCTCTCATACTTCTGGCCCGTGCCAAGCTTGCCCGCGGTGGGCGTCAGCGGCGGCAACAGGGCATTGACCAGCAGGCTGCCGCCGATCATGATCCCGGCACTGGCCAATGCGAGCGACGTGCCGGTTAGGCCAAACCCCGAGAACAAACCCGAAATGCCCGCGCCAGGAATAGCCACAGCGGCCACAACGACCGCCAGCATCGCGACGGTGCGCAGCACCTTCCCGCCACCGCCACCGCCGAGCCCGCGTGCAGCGATGACCACCAGGTCGCCGTGGCGCGGAATAAGCCGCTCCCAGAGCGCCAGTGGCACCTCACGGCCATTATGTTCAACGCGCATCACGCGCGACGGCACCGCAATGCCAATGCGCCGAACGTAGGCGCCCAGCGTCTCGCCGGGCATGAAGCATTCGAAGTGCTCGGTGCGATCGCCTCCCAGCGGCTTCGGATAGACCACCATGGAGGGCGTGGCCACCGGCCCCGGCAATTGCTTCTTCATGCCTTCCATTGGTAGAACCCTTCCAACTTGTAATCAACCATGAGCATGCGCCGCAGCGGCTGGCGAATCACCGCGCCAAAGCCCTTGTCCGCGTGCAGCACCCACCACTCGTTGGCCAGGCGGCACATCACGCCGATATGGAACAGGTCCCCGCGCGAGCGCAGCAGCACCGGATGGCCCTCGACGGGCCCGTCGATCTGTTCGGCAAACTCGCCGCGGTGGGCAACGATCTGAGCCGCCTGCGCGCGTAAAGCCGTCGCATGGCCGTCAGGAAGGCCCACGGCGATGCCGAGGTGTTCCCGGGCAACACGCTCAGCGAAGGCCGCGCAATCGCCTGTCTCGGGCACATAGGGCTCGTTCACGTACTTGTCGGACCAATGCATATCAGAAGTTCCCCGGCGAGGTGGTGGGGTCATACCGCACCGCCACCGCCGATTGCATGAGCGTGTTCTTAAAGCCAAGGCTGCCGGAAACCCGGAAGTTAGTTATTTCCAGGCCGGTCAGATCCAGCGTCATATCGAATTCCAGGTTGTCAGGGCTGGAGCGCAGGAGCATGAGCATCCGGCACTTGGCACCCTTCCCGCCCTGGCTTTGCTCCAGCCACTGCGTAAGCTCGCGACCGATGTTGTCGACCTCCAGCCGCGCCTCGGGCACCTGCTCGTCCTGGTCGTCCGGCAGCGTCAGGTCGAAGCGGCACGCGAAGAACGTGTTGCCCTCGATGGCGATGTCCTGCGTGTCGTTCACGAACCGCGCCGGCACCTCCAGCTCGGGATGCGTGATCTCGATGGCGGCCAGCAGCGGCTCGCCGGCCGACGTGGCCACGACATTGCGGGATGCGGCCGTCGAAAGTGATCTGGTCATGTCAGCCCACCGTTTCCAACTTCGCCTGGCCGGTCCAGACGACGCCTGGCGTAGTCCAGGAGACGTCTCCGGCCACGATGCGCGCTTGCTTGACCACGCCGCTCTCGTCCGCCCAGTCGAACCAGCCCGTGCCGCCGCCGATATCGTCCGCCATCCAGGCGTCGAACGCGTCGCGGTCATCGACGCTCTGCACCAGGATGGTGACTGCTCTGGTGATAATGGGCGTCGTCCAGCGCGGGCGCTGCTTGGCGATGCCGCCGTCCATGTCGGTGCGCAGCACGCCGTAATCGGACTTTTTCGAGTACCCGGAATCGATGATTCGGGCGTAAGTCGGGAAGGTGGCCATTTATGCCGGTTCCTGTAGCTGGCGGCGGAAGCCGCGGTCCTTGCGCGCCCTGGCCAAGACCACGTCGCAAATCCATGTGGAAAGCCCGGCGTCCCACCGTGAACCGCCCTGCTGCGCTTCCATCTGTTCGCCGCTCTGGTTGATGAGGTTGATCTGGATTTTGGGCGCATCGCCACCCTGCGCGGCCGTGCCGGTAGTGACCAGCGTGGCGCTCCCACTACCGGAATCCGACATCGGCAGAGGACCCCCGGCGTTCAGCGCGTCCAGCGTCCCGCGGCCCAGGCGCGCCGTGGTATCCGCGTTCAGCACGTATTCCTGGCCGTGGACAATGCCGGTTGCCTTGTCGCGCGGCTCATCGCCCGTGTAGCCGCCGCTCGACAGCGAAAGCGGCAGGCCAGCGTTCACGCCTTGGGTGGCGCCCGCGACCTGCCCGGCTGTCGGCGCTCCGCCACCGCCGGCGAACATGCCACCCAAGGCTGAGCCCAAGCTGCTCGCCAGCACGCCCGTGATGCTCTGCCTGATCGCGATGCGCGCCAGGTCCGCAATGATGCTGTTGGCCAGATCAGAGAAATTCAGCTTGCCGGTGGTGACGAAGGTCACCAGCGCATCCTCAGCGCCCTTGAATGCATCCGTGAAGGCGCTGCGCGTGGCCGCGGCGACGTTGGAGGCCTCGTAGGCGTAGTCATTCAGCCCGCCGATGGCCCCGTTTCGCCAATCGGCTTCCAGGGCGGTGAGCTGGCTGTAATAGTCCGCCTGCAGGGCCAGGCGGTCGTCGAGGCTCTGCTTGAGAACTCGCACGCGGTCCGCGTAGCCCTGCGGCGAAAGTTCGCCGGCGGCTTCCTGCTCGGCAGCGCGCCGCACCTGGCGCTGAAACTCGCGGTAGATCTGCTGCTGGGCCTGCAACTGCTCGCGCAGCCGCGGGCTACCCGTGAAGCCCTGCAACTGGTCGTTGTAGCGCTGCTGGTCTGCCGCCAGCATTTCCTGGGCCGACGCTTCCAGCGCCTTCAGGTGCACGGCCTCCTTCTGCATCCGGACCTGGTCAGCCAGGCCGGCGTTGCGCTCGAGCTGCTGGCGGATCGCCGTCTCATTCGACAGGACGCTTTTTTCGTCCGCCGTGAGCTGGTCCTTGGCCTTCAGGTCGGCGATGCGCTGCTCGAACTTGACCAGTTCCTGGCGCGCCGTGGTGATCTTCACCGCGCTTTCAAGCTGGGCGCGCAGCGCCGCTTCCTGCTGGCGCGCCTGCTCCAGCTCCCGCACGCCGGCGGCAACCGTACCGGCGCCCTTCGGCCCCGCGAACTGCTTCTGTATCTGCGCTACCCGGTCGGTATGCGCCTTCAGGGCGTCCTGATACTCCTGGCTGTCCTGCGAGAATTCCGCCGTCGCCTTCTTGAACGCCTTGTTCTCGGCCTCAAGGGACGCCGCCAGGGACGTGCCCTTGCGCGAGTCCATGTAGCTGTCCAGGTCGCGGCGCGCCTGGATGCCGCGCGCCACGGCGCCGGCTTCGTCGGCCTGTGCCTTGGCCGCTGCGCCCTGCCACTTGACCAGCTCCTGCAGGCCCGTCAGTTGAGCGCGCAGGGCCTTGGCGCGGTCCTGGTGAAAGAACGAGGTGCCGATCTGATCCAGTTCCTTCTGGATCTGCCCGATACGGTCCTGCGGCGTGAGGTCGCGGCCGATGCCCAGCATCGCGTCCCAGGCCTCTTTTGCCACGTTCTTAGCGCCGTTCCACGCCTTCTCGATGTAGCCGACGTTCTGGACGACCTGCTGCGAGCGCTCCTCCATCGCCTGCGAGTACGTCGTCAGCGCCAGGCGCGCGGCGTCCTGCTGGCGGCCCTCCTTCTCCAACGCCGCGATCTGCTCGTAGACCGCCAGCGTCAGGAAGTGATAGCGCTCGTTGAGCTTGGTGATGGCCTCTGTGGGCGCGTCGGCGATGCGCTCATAGTCCTTGACCATGTCATCGACGCTGCGCCCGGTGGCCGCCTGGGTCAGAATGGCCGCCCGGCCCAAGCCCTCGATCGAGTCGGCGCCCAGCTTGCCCGTGTCCACCAGCTTGGTAAGCGCCTCGGCCGCCGCGGCCGTCGTGCCGCGCACGTCGCCGATGCGCTTGGCCATGGCGCCCAGCTCATTGGCCGTCACGCCCGCGGCGCCGCCGGTCATGGTGATGGCGTTCTGGAACGCTCGCACCTCGTTTGCGCCCTTCTCGAACGCGAACGCCATTGCCACCACGCCCGCGGTCACCAACGTGACGGGCGTGAGCAGGCCGGCCACGTAGCCCACCACGGCGCGGATGGCGGGACCGATACCGCCGAACATGTCCTTCAACTGGCCGCCCTGCTGCATCAGCACCATGAAGGGGGATTGCCCGGTGCTGAGGCCCACCGTGATATCGGTGATCTGCGCGGGCAGCATGCGCATGGCGTTGTTGAGCTGGCCGGTGGACATGGTGGCGCCAGCCGCGGACGCGCCCAGAGCCTTGTTGGCCGCCGTGGCCGTCTGCGCAGCGGTGCCGGCCTCCTTCGTATTGACGGCGAGCTGCTTCTCCGTCTGGGCCAGCTCCTCGACGGCCTTCTCGGTCTTCTGGCTGGTGACAGCGAGCTGGTCGAGAGCCGTGTCAGCGGCCTTCGCCTGTGTGCTGTCGACCCGGAGGACAAGGGAAGCGACTTGATCAGCCATGTGGCACCGTTTCAGCCCGTGGGGCTATTTCCTGTTCATCATCGTGAGCGCAGCACCTTCCATGACGCGCACAGCGTCGAAGACGTCGATCTCATCGTCGGGCGGCACCCGCAGAATGCGCATAACGCCGGTCAGCGCGCCATAGTCCAGCCCGGTGGGCCCGGCAAAGCCAATGCGCCACTGCGAGCCCATGGCCTCGAATACGTCCTTGGGCATGACGTTCTCGGGCCACAGATCGATCACCGCGACGGGGAAGTCTTCCGGCTTCACCCCGAACTCGGCCAAGGTGGCCTTGTCCGGCGGTGGCCGATACATCTCCTCCGCCGCGGCAATCAGTTTTTTCGCCGGGCCTGCATCAACTCGGCGACGTAGGCCTGCACCAGAGCAGGCACGGCGCCCTGGTAGTTCTGGATTAGCAGTTGGATGGCCTCGTCGCAGAATTCCATGTCCGGCCCTTCCCAGCCGGCGATCATTTCGCGCATCAGGGCCACGTCCTGCTCGGCATTCGACTGGCCGGCGCGTTCCGTGAATTCGGCCAGCTCCGCGCGGGATTTGTGCTTGAAGGTGACCTTGATCTTGGCCGGCTCCTCGCCGTGCCGGGGAATTTCCACCGGCACGGTGAAGGTCGGGGAGGGCTGCAGCTTGAAAATGGCTTTGCTCATCCCGACCCCTTGTTACGGCAGCGGCGCGTAGCGCGTGAATTCCGACGTCATGGAGAACGTCGCGGTGTTCTGCATGTTCTGGTCCAGCGTCATCGACGGGTCGGCGTCGAAGGAGGGGTAGACCAGGTAGTACAGGGCGTCACCGTTCGGCAGGCGCGCGCGCAGCACCACGGTGTCCTTGACCGCGTCGGCCTCGCGCAGGGCCGCGTACCAGGCCAGGGCCGGGTCGTAGTCCAGCGTCAGGGTGATGACCTTGGCGTTCTTGAACGTGGGGCGCTGGCGCTGGCGGCTGCTCCGGTCTTCCACGTAGCGCCACTGGAAGAACTGTTGCTCGCCGCCGGTCTTCTCGACCGTGGTGACCTGCGACAGGTCCACCCAGGTGGTGACGGGGATCACCGAGCCCGCGCCCTGACCTGCCGGAAAGCGCACCAGGCTGGTTGTGTCGATGCCCTCGAGCTCGAAGGTGCTGGCGCCGGCGTCGGCCGAGCGCACCACACGCTCGTTCAGCTCCGTCCAGCCGGATTTGACGATCAAGATGCTGCCGTCCGCCGGCGGCGTGGTGGCCGAGGCCACGGCCGGATTGGCGTTGGTGATGGCGGACACGGCCAGGGCCGTACCCAACACGGTCGACACCGAGAATACGGTGCCATTGGGGAAAATGGCGCTCATGAGAATGGCTCCTGTGGGGTCAAAAAAACCGGCTCAGGGCCGGGTCAGTCGGGGTAAAACTGGACGTCGTATCCCAGCGATATGGGCACGGTGTGATCGGCGTCGCCCGTGGTGGGCTGGTCCACGCTTATGGGGGTGCGCACGCGCACGGCAAGGCCACCGGACTGCATGACCAGGTTCACGGGGAACAGCGCATCAAGCTCCGCCGCAACCTGCTCCGCGCTGCGCGAGCCGGCGCCGATCGGCATAACCGCGTTCACCTGGAACACGCCGCGGTACTGCCGGTGATCGCCCGCGGCGTCCCGGCTGATGGTCGCGGCCGGCATCACGTAGGCGCGCAGGTACATGGCATTGGCGGGCGGCGTGAACTTGGTGTTCTGCCAGGCCACGGCCAGCGCGGGCGCGCGTGCCTTCGCCCAGTCGTTCAGCCGCTTCTCGAAAGCGGCGCGGATGAGGTCCTGGCTCATTTGTTCGCGTCCTTTGCCGCCTGGCTCACGTAGTGCTGGAACTCCTGCACGGTCAACTTGACCATGCCCTGCGGCGCCTGCTTGGACCAGCCGTTCTCCAGCCGCACCGCATAGGGCAGCGAGTTCGACAGGTAGGTCACGCCGCCCGCGCCGGTTTGCTGGATCTCGGCCACAAGGCGGTTCATCGTCACCTGGCCGCCGCGGTCCAGCGCGGTGGTCGTAGCACGCTGGATACTGGCGGCCGAGAATTGCCAATTCGCCCGGAAGCGCCCGGTGTCCACAGGGGACTTCAGGATCACGCCCTGGGCAAGCAGCACCGTGGCCTGGCGCGTGGCCGTGTCGACGTTGCCCTTGGCGCGCTCGACGAACTTGGCGATATCTGCGGCGAAGCTCATGCCTGCCTCAACTGCAGCTCATACAGCAGCACCAGGCCGACCGGCGCCAACGTCTTGACCGTCACCACGCGCCAGGTGGTGCCCAGCGCCAGCACCAGGTCCGCCGGCTTCGGCTCGGGCATCGCGCCGCCGGCGGCCAGCTCCGGCGCCAGATACATCTGCTTGTCGCCGGTCTCGATGACGGAACCGGCCATGTTGGCCAGGCCCGCGGCCTGCGCCGTGTAGTCGAACAGCGCGCCGATGCCGTCGTTGTCTACCGTGGTGGTGGGGGCCTGGCCCAGGTCCGGGTCGTACTCGCCCGTCACGACCTGGCGCACGGTCACCGGGCCGCCGAACTCCACCAGCAGCTCCTGCGCGGTGGCGGCCATGTCGGCATAGTCGAAGGTGGCCATCAGGCGGGTTTCCCGGAAACGTTCACTTCCATGACGAGCGTGGCGCGCCAGATCGGCCTATCGGTGCTGCTCTCGAGCTTCACCGCCACCAGGCCGGAGATGGGCGTGCCGTCCGCCGTGTAAAGCTGCACCCCGCGGCACTCTTGCAGGCCCACCTCGCCGCTGGGTTCAGGCACCACCAATCGCAGGAAATTCTCCATCTCAGCACCTCACCAGCTTGACCGACGAGCCGTAGGACGACAGCCAGCGACGCAACATGGCGGTCACGCCGGCGTAGCGCGTCTGGCCATCGTTGCGCGCGCCGGCCGCGCTGGCGTACTTCGTCGTGATCGGGCCGACAGTCTTCTCGATGGCGGCGCCGGCGGTGGTGCTGCTGACGTCCTGCCACAGCGGGCCCTTGAGCGCGCGCGCCGCGAGCTCGCAGCAGGCGTTCACGACCTCGCGCGGCACGCCGTCGGCCACCGTGCGCGGCCATTCCAGCGCCTGGGTGCCGGTGGCACGCTCGCCGCGGTAGGTGTACTCGCCGTCCAGATACAGCGTGGCGTTGCGCAGGGCGGCTTCCAGCGCGGCATCCTCGCCGGCGAAGGTCAGGCCGTGGGCGGCGGCATAGGCCTGGCAGTCCGCCACGCTCACGTAGCTGTCCGCGTTCGGCAGGCCGGTTCCGTCTTCGACGATCAGGGGCATTGGGGTATCTCCACAGGCTGACGGAAGCCCCCGCGTGAGCAGGGGCGACCGTCAAACGGCGGTCAGTCGGCCGGGGCGTCCAGCAGCGCGGCCAGGTCGGCCTTCAGCGTGACGCCTTCGGGGATCGTCACGCCCTTGGCGGCCAGCGCTTCCTTGAGCTGTTCCACGGTCAGGCCATGCGACGGAGGCTGATCGCCGCCGCCGTCCGCCTTGGCGGCCTCGGCCTTGCCCTTCGGCCGGTATTCCGGCTTCAGGGTGACCTTGGGCACTTCCTTGGCGGCGCCGTCGCGGCTCTCGGTGGCGTTGGCGTCGATGATGCGCACGCCAGCCTTGGCGGCCTCGGCCTTGACGTCCTGCTCGTAGCGGTAGAACGGGCCCGGCAGGTACCAGACGGGCAGCTTGGTCTTCTGGGTCATGATGGCTCCTTACTTGGAAGCGTCACCGATGGCGATCACGCCGGCGGTGTGCTTGATGTCGGTGGCCACCTTGTCCCAGTTGGTGCCCGTGGCCAGCTCGGCGTCGGTCGGCGACTTGCCGCCGTTGGCCTCGTCCCAGGTGTAGCCCTTCAGGCCCAGGCCGAAGGTGTAGTCGGCCTGGAACGTGGTCTCGATGCGCTCCTTGCCGTTTGCGGTGTCGATGTTGGTGATCAGGTCACCACCGTCCGAGACCGTCGCCGCGCCCGCGACCAGACCCAGCACCTTCTGCACGTTGGGCGTGCCAGTGGCATAGAGGGCCGGGGCATCGGTCACCACCACCGTCTTGCCCAGAATGTCCACCACGGTGACGGCACCGTACTGGAACAACTGCTGGGCATTGGCGAGGTTCTGGCCGATCAGCTTGTGATACACCTGGCCGGTCATGACGTCGGCCACGATCAGGCTGGAGCTGTCGCCGAACTTGGCGTGGGCGTCGTTCATCGCCGAGTAGGTCAGACCGGCCGTGGCCGAGACGTCGTTCGTGGCGGCCGCCTGGTTGCTGATGGCGGCCACCAGGGCGGCGATCGAACTGTTGAGCTGGTCCTGCAGCAGCGCTTCCGCGAAGTTGCGCGACGCCACTTCGATACCCTCGGCCGTCGGCTTCTGCAGCCACGTCATCTGCGACGGCTCGTAGCGGATCGGGCCGAAGCCGCCTGCGACCTTCACCGAGCTGTGCTTCAGTTGGGTCAGGTCGGTTGCGGTGGCGTTGCCGTTGGCGGCGTAGCGATCGACACGGCGGCGCGCGCCGTGGATGGCCTGGTAGAACGATTCCTGGAGAAAATCGCCCTCGAAGCCGGCCGTGGTCAGCATGATCGCACCGCGCGAGGCGGCATTGAACTTCTGGATCTGCTGGCCCAGCGTCTCGATGATCGCCGGCATCATGTACTTGTTGAAAACCTGCATCTGCGAGAGAGACATGGTCGTTCCTTTTGCGTGTTGCGGGGTCAGCCCGCGAGTTCAGGGAATTGAGCCTTCAGGGCTGCCACGCGCTCTTCGCGGGTGCCGCCCAGATTGCCGCTGGTCTTGCCACCACCATTGCCGCCCTGGCCGCCGCCGCCGCTGTTCGCGGGCGCGGTGATGAAGTGCTTGCCCTGGTCGGTGCCGGCCCACTCGGTGACGTGGTCGGCCAGCGGCTTGTCGCCGATGACCGCAGCGCCGTCCTTGATGGCCGCCTGGCCGCGCAGCATCGCTTTGGCGGCGTCCATGAAGTGCGGCGCCACGCCGGCCTTGGCCAGCGCGGTGGACAGGCCGCCATCGATCAGATGCTGGGTCAGGGCGCCTTCCTTGTCGGTCAGGTCCTTGGTCAGCTTCTCGATCTGGCGGGTGCTGTCCTTCGTCACCTTGTCGAGTTTGCCGGTCAGCTCCTCGACTTGCGTCTGGAGCCGGGCATGCTCTTCGGGGTCGATCTCGGAACCCTTGGCTTTCGCCTTCGCCTGGCGCAGCTCGGCGAGCAGTTCCTTGTTCTTGGCGCTCAGCGCCTCGGTGGCCTCGGCGGCCGCCTCTTCCAACAGGGCCTTCACTTCGGGGTCATTACGGTCAAGCGGCATGGTGTTGTCCTCTGGACGGTTGCAGGGCTCAGCCCCAAAAGCAAAAGCCCCACTGGCTCGGCCAGCAGGGCTCAGAAAGAAGAAGGCCCGCGCGGTGGCGGGCCCAATGGGTAATGGTCAGGTCACTTCAAGACGACGCGCTCGCCTCGCATGAAGCACAGCGCGCACAGCAGCGCCTTCGTGCCGCCGCTCCATGTTCTGGCGGTCTCGAACACGCCGATGCGCGTCTCGATGACCTCGCGCCCACCGCAGCGGGGGCACTGGATCATGTCTTTCGGCTTCGGCAGGGCCTTGATCCGCTTCCGGATCCGGTCCTTCTCCGTTTCCGCCGGCTTTGGTGCGTCTGGGACGAGGTGCAGGGGCATGCGCGCTATTCTACGCCGGCCTGGGCGAAGGCGGCGGCGTCCTTGCGGCGCAGCTCGGCCAGCGTGAGATACACGCCCCGGTCGTTGTAGAAGCTCTCCAGTTCGACGCCGCCCTTGCGGAACAGCGCGCCGCGGGTCGGGCCCAGGATATCGTCCTGGATCGCGGCGGGCTGCCTGCGGAGCCAGTCCGCATAGGTCGTTGTCGCCCGCACCTGCTCGCCCTTCCCGCGCGCGCTGTCTCGGTAATCCTTCGCCGCCCTGGTGCCGATGAGCGGGTCGTCTTCCATCCCCTTCAGGATCGGCACCGAGGTGCTGCGGCACTGCCAATGCAACCGGCCAGGCCCGGCGCCCCATGGCACCTTATGCCCGATCGGCTTGTGCGAATCCGGCTCGTACCGCAGGCCGTCCCGCAGCCGGCACATCTCGCTGGTGCGCGAATCCAGCGTGCTGACCCAGGCCAGCGCGCCGATGATGTCGTCGTTGGCTTCGTACCAGCGGTCCCGCGCGAACCCGGCCGTGTGGCTGATGGCGGTCCGCACCACGGCCTCCGCGTTGCGCCGATCGATCTCCAGCAGGCCATCCGCGTAACCTTTCGCCCGGGTGCCGCGCACGCGCTGCACCACCTGCTGGATGGTCTGTCCCTCCACATAGCCCATGCGCACCGCGTCGCGGATGCGGCTGGCTCGCCCTGTTTCCAAGCCGGCCATCCATTCCCGAAGCAGTCGGCCCTGGAACGGCTGGGCCATGACGCCGGCGTACACCTGCCCGGCCGTAACGCCGCGCGTGGTGAACTCGATACCCAGCGCGTCGAAGAGCTGGCCCTGGTAGCCGATCTCGTAGCCCGCCAGGTCCCGCAGGTCCTTCTCCAGCTCGCCACGCACCTGCTGGTACGCCTCGGCGTTCAGGGTGCGGACGTCCTTCAGCAGCTCCTCCAGCCGCGCCACCGTGAAGGCGCTGGCCGGCATCCGCTCCATGGCCCGGGCCACCTGGTCGGCCAGGTCGGCGTCAACCCGGTTCAGCAGCGCGACGACCCGGCGCACCACCCCGTTGCTGTAGCGCACCAGGTCGATGGAGTGCCGGACGGTCGCGTCATACAGCTCCGTTTGCAGGCTGGCCATTCGGGCCTCCCAGCGTGCCCAGCGCCGGGCCGGCGGCCTCGATGCGGGCCTGCTCTTCCTCGAACGTCACGCCGTCGTCGATGATGCCGCCGCGGCGCATGTTGTCGTAGAACGTCTCCGGGCTGATCGCCGCGGCCTGCAAAGCGCCCACCAGGGCGGTCAGGTCCTGGGCGGTCAGGCCGGCCGGGAAGAACTCAGTGTTCAGCTTCACCTCGACCGTGCCACTGCCGGCGCCCGCCCACTCGGCGGCCCATCGGAAAGCCTTGGCCAGGGACCGGCCCACGCCCAAGGCGATGCCGCCCAACACGCTGTTCTCGCCCGCGCGGTGAATCTTGGCCGTCTCGGCTGCCTCGGCGTCGCGCTTCTCCGGCGCCAGGATGCGCGCGCCAAGGGTGGCCATCATGCCCTCTTTGCGTTCCAGGCTGACCTTGATGCTGTCCAGGCCCTGGCCAGAGAACTCCAGATACTTGGCATCTGCCGTGTCTTCGACGAAAACCCAGGCTTCGGACGAGCCGATCTTCAGGCTTTCCCCTTCCTTCAGCTCGTGCCCGGTCACCACGGCCGTGGGCAGCGCCGTGAAGTGCAGCGCGTGCTCGTAGTCCGCCGTGCCGCGGTAGTGCGACATGTTCACGTCCACCAAGTCCAGCAGCACGGGCTTCTGCGGGTCGACCGCCTCGCCGTTGCGCCCGATCAGCACGAAGGGGATGTACGGCAGCCGCTTGCCGTTCATCATCGGCGTGTACTCGAACGCCGGGGTGTTCAGGTCGGTGCGGTAGATGCGCACGCGGTAGAAGCCGTCCACCAGGTCCAGCACCCGGTACTGGGTCTTTTCCTCGGCGGTGAACTCGTCCTTCGGGTCGGTGTAGCACTCGGCCAGCACCACCAGCACGAGCTGGTTCACGCCGCGCACGCGGGCCGTGCGCCAGTTGATGATCGCCTCGGCCTTGTAGGTGGCCAAGTAGGGGCGCATGCCGGCGGCCTGGGCCTGGCCTACGGTCATGAACTCGCCGCTGGCCACCGGGTAATCCACCAGCACGCCCACGCGGGTGACGTCGATCACCTCCTTGGTGACGTTCTCGATGAAGGTGTCCACCGGCGTGCCAGCCAGGTCAGCATCCTCGATCATGGGCTGAAGCGCCGCGGGCAGCGTCACGGTGGGCTCCTTGCGGAACACCATGCCGATCAGCGCTTCCTCGGTGCGGGCGGTGGCGCCGTAGAACAGCGCGCGACCCTTGTAGGCGGCATACTCCGCCGTGTCCTGGCCTGCCAGCTTGGGCAGGTACTTCTCGCCGGCCGCGTGCACGGCGTCCTGGCCCTGCAGCGCGGTGCGGCAGCGCTCCCATCGCGGCTGGTTGGCCGTCCAGAGAGGGTGCTTGCTGTCGACGGGCATGGTCAGGTTCCTGTGAGTTTGATGCGGCTCATGCCGGTGGGCGTGATCGGGTAGCGGTGCACCAGGAAGTAGCCCTGGGCGTCGTTCGGGTGGTCGTGCCCAGTCGACTTGTCCGGCTCCCCGTTTTTGTCGTAGGCCTGCTGCTCCAGCGCCTCGGTGAGCGTCGGGCAGCGGTCGGTGTTCACCAACCAGCGGCGGACGCCCTCGTCGTTCAGCAGCATGCCGTTCACAGCGTTGATGCGGTCCTTCACGGCCGGGTTTCGGCTGTTCACGCGGACGGTGAAACCAGCCTTGCGCAGAATGCTCAGGTCCGATTCGCTGGCGTTCTTGCTGCTGGTGTTGCCGCCGCTGGCGTCGGGGTAGATCGTGACGCCGTGCCCCTTGTCCTTGAACCGTTCCTTCAGCATCCGGGCCATTTCCGGCGTGTCCCTCACCTTCGTCAACTCGCCCACCGTCAGCGGCAGGCCGGCCCGGATCACGTTGACCGTGGCAGTCATGTTCAGCACGTTGAAGTCCATGCCGATATGCAGCTCTTCGTGCGGTTCCTCGGCAGCGTCCGTGTGGTGCAGGCGCTGGTCGAAGTTCGCGTACACGCTGCCGCTGGTCAGGTTGGTGAACTGGCCGCGCAGGTACGCCGCGATGAGCTGCGGCGGGTAGCTCGCCCGAAGCGACGGGATGTAGTCCTCGGGCAGGTTCTTGCCGTTCTCGTAGGTGCTGGCCTGCACCAGCCCGTACAGCGCGGCCAGCTCCGGGCGCTCGCGCACCTGCTTGACGAACTGCTGGTAGACGAACTTGAAGCCCTCGGGCGTCGTGGTCACGTCCACGCCGTTGATCAGGCCGGCCGCGGTGTGGCGCAGGCGGGCGATGATCTTGCGCCAGGCCAGCGCGGCCTTGTCCGCCTTCATCACGTCCAGCTCGTCGATCAGCCCCTTGCCGATCTTGAAGCCGACGATGTCGCCCGGCTTCTCCATCGACCGGCATATCACCGTGCCGCGGTACTTGCGGCCAGCGAACAGGTGCACCTCCTTGTTCGACTCGTTGATCTTGGCTGCCAGGCCCCAGTCGTGGGCGACCTCCTCGATCGTCGGATAGAAGATGTCCCGGATCTGGCCGTAGGTCGGCGCGAAGTACCCCGAGTTGACCCGGGGAAACTCCCAGGCGTGACGGCACAGGCCGGCCCCGCCGACCCAGGTCTTGCCGCTACCGAAGCCGGCGACGAACGCGCGGAACTTGTGCGGCAGCGCCAGGAACCGGGCCTGGGGCTGGTTAAGCGTCGGCATCAGGGACGCTCGCGTTCACCACCTCGATCACCACCTTGACCGGCGGCGGCGCGTTGTCGTCGTTGGTCGGGTCCGGCTTGTCGCGCCAGAGATCCGGGCGCCGGTTCTTCAGCCAGAAGATGCAGGCCGTGGTATCCGGCGGGTAGTGCCTGGTAGTGGGCGTGGTGACGATAACGCCGTCGCACACCCGGATGTCGTCCTCGGCATGCGTGTAGCCCAGGGCGCGCTGGTAGAGCCTGTCGGCCACCTCTGCGTCGGCCAGGGCTTTGCCCCCATTTAGGGCCTGAAGAAACTCGGGAATCTGCTTCTTCCAGGTGTTCAGCGTGCGCTCGGTCACATGGAAGAAATCGGCCAGGTCCTTGTCGGTGGCGCCCAAGCGGCAAAGCTTGGTGGCCTGCTCGGCGAACCCGGGCTGGTACTTGGATGGTCGTGCCATGGCGCGGTCCCTCTGGGAGCGACGCCGCAGGCATCGATTCCGCGTTGAAAGTGATTCAGGATGCGCCCATCCGACTTACCCGCCCACTGGGCGAGCTGGGCGTGTGCGGTTCTCGTCTACCAGACCCGGCGACGAGGCCGGGGAGAAAGTCCCGCGCGCTTTGATCCCCCGCGCGGGCGCCCGTCTGGCTGGGCGGTGTCCTGGGGCGTAAAAAAACCGCCCGTAGGCGGTTGGGTGACGAAACTGCCAGCGATTACTTCGCTTCAACGATGGCTCGGTACAAAGCCATTCCAGACTGATAGAAATTCATGTCTGTATAGTGCCCAGCCTGCGGCCCAGCGAGTGTCCTCTCATGCCCTCCAGAGGTCGCCGTGATCCCTTCGTATTGAGAAACTTCGACTCGCCAATCTACTTGACGCAATCGTCTCTCAGGGTCCATCGGGTCCTCAACGAACACCACAATTGTGCCGAGCAACGAGTCATAGACCTGATGGGCGGATGCTTCAAAGCGCCATTGCAATCTAACTTCGGCACTCCCCAGCGGCGTGTTGAATCTACCAAGTACGGGCAATTCACCGCCAGGGACAAACACGAGCTTGGGCGATGCCCCCTCGTCTTGGCCGAACATTATGCCGAGCGAGTTCATGGTGGCTAGTGCTCGCTCAACGATTCGATGAGACCCATCCTTGTATCTCAACGCGCCCCAGCTCCGCTCGTCGAACGGGTCCTTCTTTACCTCAGACATGACCGCCTCCGTTGTGTAGGAGGCGATAGTGTGCCCGAAGTCCGCCGCGACGTGAAAGAAGGGACGTGGCCTCCACCAGACCATCCACCTTGCGGCGCGACGGCCTCTTCTGTCTTCCCGGTGCCATAAAAAAAAGCGCATGAAAAAGCCCCGGCCATTGGCTCGGGGCTTGTTTCTTCCGGACGCGCGACGTCCGCCTGCGGGCATCGGGTCTCGTCGTCAGACGGTAGTCATCACGGATTGAGCAGAATTATGCAGCCGATTCTCGAATTGCGCAACAAACTGCTGGAAATACGCGACACAGCGCACGAGGATGTCGTCGAACTCGCGGGCGCGGATACCCTGCATGCGACAGATCAGGTACGGCGGGTGGCCCATCACGTAGTAGGCGCGCAACAGCAGCGGCGCCTGCGGGTGCATGCGGTATGAGGCCGCCAGGCTCCAGGCCCTTTCTATGAGCCCGGCGTCGGCTTCGTCCCATTCCTGCACCGCGTCGTTCTCTAGATTGCGGGTCTGCCCTGCCCTGCGCGCCAGGTCGCGGCACACCTGGTAGGTGGGCGACACGGCGCGCCGGTGGCGGTCGCGCATGACCTCGCCCCAGTTGCACAGGCGGTCATGGAAATCGGCCGGCAAACGATCCAGCAGAAGTTTCGGCGTCTTCATGGCGCGGTGCGCTCCTCGTACTTCGAACAACGTTGGCCGATCTCCTCGCCCAGGGCGCAGCGCAGCACGCGCCGGCCGCCGAAGGGGTTGGTGATCAGGCGGATTTCCTTGCAGCCCGCGCAGGTGCGCGCCGGGGGAGGTTCTTGGCGGCGCTCCAGCAGCTTGGCCGGGTCGCCGCGCTCGGATCGCGTAGCCCAGGTCATGCAGCCTCCCGCATGGCGCCAGGGATGCGGCTGACGGCGTGAATCAACGGGTGCTGAGCCTGAGCCGCGCGCTCGGCGGCTGCGCGCAGGCGACGGTCGGGCCGGTATTCCGGCGCGTGCAGCGCGTCGTGCTGACGGCTGGGCGTCGGCTGAACCTCCGGCATGCAGGCGTAGCGCTGCAGGTAGTCGATGGATTCGCCGCGCGCCGGCCGCGCCCAGCCGGTGATGCGGTGGATGGCGGCGACCACGTCGTACTCGCGCACGGTGCTCTTCGGGAACTTGTAGCCCAGGCGGCGCAGCTTGCGCGCGCAGGCGTTGCGCGCCTTGCGGGCCTGGGTGATCTGCTCGTTGGTTCGGCTCATGCTTTGCGCTCCTGCGCCACGGCCCAGTGCAGGATCGCCAGGGCGTCGGCATCGTTGTCCGATTCGGGGCGGAAGCCGCGGGCGCGCGCCTGGGCTTCCATGGCGGCCTTGTCGGCGTTGCCCTTCCCCGTCCAGTGCTTCTTGATGGTGCCCACGCCCACCGGAACAAGGCGCACGCGGTGGCTGTCGGCCACGAGCTCGGTGAGCGCCAGGAAGGCGCCGTAGGCGTGGGCGGCGTCCGTGCCGGCGTGGCGCTTGACGTCCTCGTAGGCGATGACATGGACGTTGTTGTGCGCCACCACCTCGTGCAGGAAGGTGCGGAAGCGCTGCCAGCGCTGGCCAGGCGACCAGGACTTGCGCGGGGTGAATGATTCGGTGCCGTGGGTGATCGGCCGGCCGCGCATCTGCAGCGCCCAGCCCAGCCTCGTGCCCAGGTCCAGCGCCAGGATGTTGACGTTCAGCGCCGGAACATCGCCTGGAACATCCGGAACAGTCGGGGCCCCGTGTTCCACCACGCCCAGCGGCGGGAATGGTTCATCCTGGAACGTCCCCGCGCGCGCGTAGCTGCCCGCCAGCGTGCCGGCCATCGGGTCGTAGGGGTCGGTGAGGTTCGGTGAAGCGTTCATGCGTCGGTTTCCTCGGGTTGGGTCTGGTCCAGCCAGGTGGTGCCCTGGCCGGCGCGTTTCGGGGTGCCCATGTGTTCCTGGGGCTGGCGGCACTCGTCACCCAGCACGCGGAGCATGTGGACGCCCAGGTGGTAGGCGGTGACGCCGCGCACGCTGGGCACCTTCTCCAGCAGGTCGGCGCGGCCCAGGGCTTTGATGCGATCGCGCACCTTGCGGCTGACGGTGTCGCCCTTGGGGCGATTCACGAGCCAGTAGGCGGCCAGGAACAGGGCCTTGCGGTTCTGGGCGCGCGCGCTGATGTCGTCGAACTCGGACCGCGGCGCGCCGAAGTGCAGGCGGCAGTGCCAATCCTTGCCGCCCTGGGTGCTGGCGCTCATCGTGCCCGGCAGGCAGCAGCCGAAGGCAGCGCAGACGCCATAGCCCCCGCTTTCGTTGCCGCCCACGGCGGCGCTGGCTTCGGCGTAGCTGCTCATGCGCGGGCCCCTTGCTGGTGCTGGGCGACCTTGGCCGCCGTCTCAGCCTTCAGGACGTCGAGGCGGTCACGCTCAGCCTGGCTGGCCGCTTCGGCTTCGCGGCGGCGCTTCTCCGACGGCGTGATGGCCTTGGCCAGCATCTGGTGCAGCTTGCGGATGTTCTCGGCCGCGACCGCGTCGTCGGGAATACCGAACTCGGCCGCCGGCGGGGGCAGCAGGCCGGCCACATGCGGCGCGGGCAGTTGGCCCAGATCCACGGCGTGCTGCAAGACGGCCTCGCGCTGCGCGAGGTCATGTCCCAGGGATGCCACCCAGCGCACCGGCCGGAACTCGGCGCGGGCCTTGCTGACCATCCGGCCGTAGGCGGCCTTGAACGCCATCCGGGCGCCGACCTCGTCGCCGCGCGCCAGCACGGGCCGGGCCGCCGCCAGCGCCGCGGCGATTTCGTCCGTCCAGACCACGGTGACGGCCTCGTCGTCGGCCTGCATGGCGATCGACCACGCCTCATCCGCCTCCGGCCGGCCGTCCTGCGCCGCCGCGCCCTCGATCTGCGCCACGATGTGCGCGGGCTGGATCATCGTGCGGAACTTGCCGGCATCCGGGTCGATCAGGTGCGCTTGAATCGCCTTCTCGACCAGGTGCAGCGGGTACCGGCGCACCGCATCGAAGAAAAGCAGCTTGGCGCGGTCGCTCAGCACGGGCAGTTGCCGAAGCGCGGCAACGTCGTCCAGCAGCGCCATGAAGGCGTCGAAATCGTCGTCAGACATCGATGATCTCCTGTTGCTGACGGCGCGCCAGCAGCATGCGCTTGGCCTGCGCGTTGATGGCGGATGGGTCTGTTGGGGGCAAGCCAGAGCCGGGACGAGTGTTGGCAACCGGCACCTTCGCCCAGTTCGCGCGGATCGCGTTCATCAGGGCTTCGTCCCAGTCGACGTAGGTGTAGCCCCGCGCTTTGGCGCTGCCGATGAAATGCTCGAGGTGGCGGTCCAGGTACAAATGGCCCTTCTCCGCGGCCCAGCGGCGGACCCGTTCGGAGATCCCGAACCCATCGGGCAACTTGGTCTTGCGCTGCGCCTTTTCGGAAGGGGCTCGCGCAGGTGCGCGATTACCTGTTCCTATACCTGTTCCTAATACCTGTTCTACCTGTTCTGTAGGGAAAACTGGTACTGCTTCGGGTGGGTTTTGGGACTGCTTCCCGGCAAAACTGGTACTGCTTCCGGAAAAATTGGGACTGCTTCCACCACCCAAAGCGGTACCAGTTTCGGTACTGCTTAGAAGTTCCAGTTTTGGGACTGCTTCGGAGGTCGAAGAGGTACCAGATTTGGGACGGCTTTTGGCCCGCGAAGCGGTACCAGTTTTGGTATCGCTTGTCGGCGCGGAAAGCTCGTAGACGGTGACCGATTTGGTCATTCCGGCGCGCTCGCCGGTGTCGCGCAGCGCCCCGCATTCGACCAGGCGGACCAGATTGGCCAGCACTGTCTTGCGGTCCTGGCCGGTGTCGCGGACCAACTGCGTGACCGACGGATAGGCGGTCCAGGGGCGCTGGTCCTTATGCGCGTAGTGCGCCATAACCGTCAGGATCTGCTTGGCGGGTGCGTGGCTGATGGGCTGGCTGAGAGCCCATTCGACGGCTTGGTGGCTCATGCCGCCTCCTGAAGCTTGCTGGCGCGCACGGGCTCCCACCGGGTGTATGCCCAGTCGAAGGTGGCGCGCTTGATTTCTCGATCGATCCCGCTCTGGTCGTAGAGCGCATGGCAGAAGTGGCAGGCGGGAACGGTGAATTTGTCGTGAACCTTCAGGCCCATGTCCTTGCCCTCGTTCTGGTGGGCAGGCACAACCGTGGGGTCCTTTTCATAGCTGCGGCAGCCAGGGAAGCGCAGGTAGCAGCACTCCCCCTTGATCGCGGCGGTGTACTTCGGCGCATGGCCGGGGCGCTTCTTCGGCGCGCGGCGCTTGATGGCGGCACGCTGCAGCGTGGACTGCCGCGCCAGGGTGGCGCTGGAGCCGCTGGAGAGCCGGGCGCCGGTGGCGCGCAGCGGGGTCTTGCGGGTCAGGGGTGCGGAGCGCTTGAGCATCACAGACCACCCCCACGCAGCGCGTGCGCCGAGACATGGCGCACGGGGTACAAGGACAGCCAGACGGCCAGGACGACCGCACAGCGTGCGAACGTGGGCCGGCCGTAGAACTCGTCCATATCCATCGGGGAATCGAGCCAAGCGCCGATCTGCTGCGCGCGCGGGGTGGTGTCGTCCCACATCAGCGCACCCATTCCGGCACGTCGATCTTCTCGGACCAGACGACGCCGTTGTTGGCGCCCCAGGCGTACATGAGTTCGATCAGGTCGCCCATCTTGCGCTGGCTCATCCCGCTGGTGTGTTCGCCCAGCAACACCTCGCCGCCATACAGGCCTTCGGCCATCAGGCTTTCCTGGGACAGCGCCGCGGTGAAAATGTCCTTCCACTGCTTGTCCTTCAGGCGCCGCGGCGTACCGTTGACGGGCCACAGCTTCTGCCTGGAGATGTCACCGAGCATGGCCCACATCTTGCGCTTGGTCGCATCGGAGGCGGTGGGCTCGGCCGGCGCGCCGAATATGTAGCCATCCGGCGCCGCGTCGATGTCGCGGTGCGCGCGCTGGCGCGTGCGGTGGTTCAGCGGGTAGCGCTGCATGTCAGTGCCTCGTCGAAAATTGGGTGAATCGGCCGATGACGTTCATCGCGCGCTCCAGCTCGGGGTCCTGCTGCTCACGCAGGCGCATTTCTTCGTAGACCTTGACGCGGTCCTGCCCGTGCAGGCGCATTGCTTCATCAAGGGCGCGCCGGGCGATTTCGAGAGCTTCGTCATAGGTCATGTGGCCCTCTGGGCGATGACTTCTTCCATGATGGTCAGCCGGCCCAGATGGTTGAGGTATTGGCGGATGGCGTGGTTGCCCACGGCCTCCTCGAACGCGTCGATGCAGTCCGCCGGCAGGTCGAGCCGGGGCCGCTTCTTGTTGTCGAGCGGTTCGGGGTGCAGGTAGCTGCTCACGTGCGGCGCGTACAAGCCGCATTCCTCGGCCAGGCTGCGCTGCGTCATGTTCGGGCGGGCCCGGTGTTCCCAGGCAAGGCGCACGGCCTCGCGGAAGGTCTTGCAAGCCGCCACAGCAGACGGCGGCAGGAATCGCTTTCCGGCGGGCGCCGGGAACGTACTGGCGCCATAGACAACTGCGGGATGGGTGTGCACTGCCATTCCTTTTAGGAAAAAATCATCGGGTTACAACGTGAGTTACAGCGTGGAGCCGGGCAAAAATTTTTCGCATCGACAACCAGACGCGAACGAAATGACCGACACCGAAAAGCTGCTGCAGAACGCCCAGGACATCGCCCGCCGAACCTTCGTGGACCCGAGCGAAGCGGCCGTCCTGGCCATCTTTGAAGAGCTGCGCGCCGAGCGCGACCGCATGGCCTGGGCCACCGACGACCGCGTCGGCGCGACGGTGCATTGACCCATGGCGGCCCGAAACTGGCGAGAACCCCTTCCTGCGACTACGATCGGCATTGCCCGGATTACCCGGGCGTGGCGACCAACCACTACCAACTTTCCCCACAGGAGGGGTTCTCATGACGAAGAAGGAATACGGACTGGCCCGCGAGTTCTTGGAGAAGATCCTCACAACGCAACCGAATCTGTTCAACGGAGTGCACCCGCGGGATATCAATGGCAAGGCCATCGCGGAGTTCGCTTGGGGCTTCATGGAGACGTACGTTCGGTTGGAGCAGGAGAAGACGAAGGACTGATCCCGTTCAGCAGTCCCCAAGCTTCCAGGGCCGCTTCTGCCACCAGGCGGGCGGCCTTGACCGCATCGTCTTCACCGTTTTCCCGCAATGCATTGACCGCGCTCTGGGTAGCCGCGCCGATCACGTCGCGCTGGATGTCATGCGGGATGTCGCCCGCCTTGATGTCGTTCATCAATTTCTCCTGGGTGGGTCAGATATCGGTAGGACCGATGGGGATGCGGTTGTCCTTGGGATCGGGGTCACGCATGGCTCGACTCCTGCTGGGCCGGCGCGGCGGTGGCCAGCTCGGGCCAGAAGCGCGCGAAGTCATCCGGCCGAAGGTCCTGGCGCCGGCACTGGCCGTCAGTGATCAGCTCGATGTCGGCGGCGATCAGGCCGGCGAGCTTGTAGCCGTAGGCGATCTGCCGCAGATATCCCACCGAGGTGTTGTGCTTGGCGCATCGCGCTTCGGCCTCGGCCTTGGGGGTTTCGCGCAGCCACTTCAGCAGCGGCTCGACGGGGACACGGGGGGAGGTATCGTGGTCTGTGCTCATGCGCTGAGTTTACCATTTGGTAATGTCAACGCAAGCGATTTTTCACCTTTTGGTGTTTTACCTCTTGGTAACGGAGAATCGCCGGCATGAGTACCGCACAGAAAGAAGTCGACAACCGCCGGCGCCAACTGCGGAAATGGATCAACGACCATTTCCCGAACACGGCCGCCTTCGTTGCTCGCTACCAACTGAACCAGGGTGAGATCTCGGGCCTGCTGAAGACCAAGTCGTTCGGCAGCCGGAAAGCGCGCAACCTGGAAGAAGCGGTCGGCATGCCGTTCCGATACCTGGAGAATGTTGACGAAGATAGCCCGCTGGGCCCAGGCATCACCGGAGACAACATTGGCGAAGCGCCAGAGATAAGGGGGTTGGTGCCTGTGATTTCATGGGTTCAGGCGGGTGCATGGGCGGAAATCTGTGACAACTTCCAGCCGGCCGAGGCTGAGGAATGGCTGCCGTGCCCGCGGCCACATGGGCCCAACACGTTCGCGCTGAAGGTTCAAGGCGCGAGCATGGAGCCGAAGTTCCAGGACGGCGACATCATCTTCGTCGACCCGTCGCGCGAGGCCGATCACGGCAAGCACGTGGTGGTGCGCCTGGACGATGAGAAGCGCGCCACCTTCAAGCAGCTCATCATCGAGGGTGGCGAGAGCTTCCTGCGCCCGCTCAATCCAGACTGGCCGGACAAGGTCATCCGAGTCAATGGCACCGCTACAATCTGCGGTGTCGTGATAGGAAAGTTCGTGCCGGTTTAAAAGGAGGCGTTATGCGGAGATTCACAGCCGTTGCAGCCCTGACCATCATTGCAGCCTTGGCGAGTTCCCCGGCAGTTGCAGAGCCCGTTCAGGTCTTCAATCTTCCGCTTGGTGGTAAGGCCATCCCGCCTATCCGCGTGTGCAAGGTGAGCGATCTGACTGATATCCGCTCAAGAACCATCTGTACCGTCGAAAAGCCAAAGGTCTACAGCGATGGGGCATACGCGAAGCTTCGCTACCCATCGGAACTGCTGCCGCTATGGGCCGCCTATGGCGAGATGACCATTCTGACCGATGGCTCTGGAACGCTCCAGGAAATCTCAGTGCGAACTGCGGACGATGTCACCCTAGGCGACGTCATCCAGTCTGTCGCTATGCGCTTCGGCTCCCCCACCATCACCGAACTGCAGGGTACTGCCAGGCCCGCGGCACGCTGGGACCAATCAAACATCATCATCACTGCGGAAAAGTGGGGGCACCTGCCAGTTGAAGTACATTTCCGCACCCCTTTGCGTGTGGAAGCCGTTGCCAAGGCTCAGCGCGAACGTGAAGCGAAGGAGCGCCAGCGCCCAGCCATGCCTTAAGCGCCAACTACTTCACCCATCCAAGCCGCCCCAGGGCGGCTTTTTCGTGTCCGTTACAAAATAAATTACCTTTTGGTATTGCCTTAAAAATTACCAATTGGTAATCTTCTCCCAACACATCACCAAATGGTGATATTCAACACCTCCCCACCCCGGGGAGAACTGGGAGAACAGCATGGCAAGCGATCTGATCCTCAACCCCGCCCAGGCCCAGGCCGTGTACAGCGCCATGTGCGCGCTGAACGTCATCGGCGACGCCGCAAAGGTGCATGCCCGCTTCCCGGTGGACGGGGGAATGCTGCATGTGGTGGAGCGCAACGACGGGGAGATCGAAGCCTGGATCGCGGGCAGCGGCGAAGTCGAAACTCACGACAATCAGGCCGCCTTTGCCGCCGCCTACGACCTGCCCGTGGCCGCGCCGAATCTGGCCGCCGCGCTGCGCGTCGCCTACAGCGATATCCAGCGTCTGCCCGGACACACCATCGACATGCTCGGCCGCATCGAGGCTGCCCTGGAGCTGTCGCCCGCCTGACCTTCCCCACCCGCCCCGGGTGCCGGGGCAAGGAGACCACCATGGACTATCCCAGCGAATTCCAGACGCAGGCCGACATCCTGGCCAATCGGCGTCAGCAGCAGTGGGCGCGCGAAGCGCTCAAGCCCGCGGGCCCGAACGCGACGGAGGCCGAAGTGCTGCGCGAGATGCGCGCGCTGGGCGGCAACTTCGTTCAGCACCTGATGAACCTGTGGGACGCCGCGGACGATGCGAACCGCGAAATCATCCGCAAGGCGTGGCAGCACACGTTCCGCGAGTACGCCACCAAGGTGCACTACAGCAAGCTGGCCGTCGAGGCCGACCGCGCGTCGAGGAACTGAGCCATGAACGCCCGCCAAGCCTTCCTTGATGACCCGACGCGGGTGGCGGACTACGGCCACTTCGCGGACGAGGTGGACGCCGACGCACCAACCGTGACGAAAAAGCGCGCTGTCGAACTCGTCCGCGCCTGCCTGGAAAACGAGACGGCCGGCGCCTTCGGCCAGTCGGCTCGCATCTGGGCCGACTGCCTGCTGGACGAAGTCAGCGACAACCAAGCCGCCGCCGCGCTCGTGCTGCTGGCCGGCACGGTGAGCATGAGCATCCACCGGTTCCTGTCGCAGCACCTGGAGAACTACATCGAGGCCGAGGCGAACCGCCTGCTGGCCGAGATGGACCCGGACGAAGCGGAGGCCTACCTGTGACGGCCTACGCCATGTGGGGCTTGGCTGCCCTTTACGCAATCGCGCTGATAGGCGACGCCTTGATGGCGCGCCACCGGAGAAATGCATGACGACGAAACACACGCCCGGACAGTGGCGGATAACGAAGGCAAAAGCGGGCGTCAGCATGGGCGATTACGTCGTCGCCATTGTTGCCGACGAACGGGGCGACCGGGCTCTTCTGATACACGCGGAGCAAGGAAGCGAAGCGGAGGGTGATGCAAACGCCTACCTGATAGGCGCCGCGCCCGAGCTGCTGAAGGCCGGCGAGGAAGCGGCCGGTTCGCTGTCAGCTGCGATGGAAATCATGACCCGGCTCGGATACGGCCGGACTGCCAATGTCATGCAGGCCTACCACGACGCCCTGATCGCCGCCATCGCCAAGGCCAAGGGAGAGCAGCAATGAGCGACTTCGGCAAAACGCCCGCCTACCCGCAGTCCGTCGTATTCGACCAAGCGCGCGACCAGGTCACGGCTTCCTACGCATACGGCGCCGAGATCGGCATGAACATGCAGCAACACGTCTGGCTGACCATCTTCGCGTCCCACTTGGCCGACCCCAACGTCACGTACGAGGGCGCCGTGCGCGGTACGGACGCAGCGCTGCCGTTCGCCCTGAAGCGGCTGGAGGAGCTCGCATGATCCGCCGCCTCCTGCGCGCCCACGGCGACCTGCTGATCGGCACCGCCTCCCTGGCCGCCGGCGTCCTCATGGCCTGCGTACTGGGCCCGACGCTGGACAGCCAGTCCACCCCCTACCCCACCTGCGAAGGCTGCGGCAAGACCGTGGTCGTCGCGAAGGAATGACCATGCACAACCTGAAAGCTATTCGCCGCATGCCCTGCAGCGAACTGAACATCTACCAGCACGCGTTGATCGCGGTCGCCGAAGAGATGCTGGCCGTTCGGAAGTTCGCCAACGAAGTGCGCACCTCGACTTGGATGAAGCAACCCTTCTACCGCGAAACGGTGCGCCGCCAGGCGGACGCAGTGGAAACCCGCCTGATCGCCACGCTTTTTGCGTTCAGCGGTCCCATCATCTGGATGATGGGTTGTGACGTTTTCGAAGAGTACGACCTTCTGAAAGAGGCGTGCTTCAACGAGACGGCCTTCCTGACCAGCGACGCCTATCTGCTGGGGGACCAGCAATGAACAACCTCGCCGTCATCTCCCAGGACATCTACGACACCCGCGACTCGTTCGCCGCGGTGCTGACCGACCCTTCGATCAATTTCGAGAAGGAGGCCGGCTTCGCCATCCAGGTCCTGCAGAACAACGATTACGCCCTGAAGGTCGCCACCGGCAACCGCCAGTCCGTCATCAACGCCGTGACCAACGTGGCCGCCATCGGCATCAGCCTGAACCCTGCCAAGCGCCAGGCCTACCTGGTGCCGCGCGACGGGCGCATCTGCCTGGACATCAGCTACATGGGCTTGATCGACCTGGCCGTGGCCACTGGCTCGATCCGCTGGGCCCAGGCCGAGCTGGTGCGCGAGGCCGACAACTTCGCCCTGAACGGCTTCGACGCGCCGCCCACGCACGTTTTCAACCCGTTCAGCAAGGACCGCGGCGATATCGTCGGAGCCTACGTGGTGGTCAAGACTGCCGACGGCGACTACCTGACCACGCCGATGGGCAAGGACGAAATCGACGGGATCATGAACCGGTCGCAGTCGGTGAAGTCCGGCAAGTCGTCGCCCTGGAAGACCGACTACGGGGAGATGGCCAAGAAGACGGTCGTGAAGCGCGCCTACAAGTACTGGCCGAAGAACGACCGCCTGTCGGAGGCGATCCACCACCTGAACACGGACGGCGGCGAAGGCCTGGCCACCACCGCCGTGGCGCCGGCCGACCCCGACCTGCTGCCGCGCCTGCGCAAGGCCGTGGAGGCGGCCCGGGACGCCGCCGCCCTGGAGAAGGTCTGGAAGGACGGCCTGGCCGAGGTCCGCGCCACGCGGGACATGACCATCTACAACGCCTTCAAGTCCGCCGTGGCGGCGCGCGGTGCCGTGCTGCGCGGCGAGGCCGTGCCCACCGAGACGCCGCCGAACGACGGCAAGACCATCGACGAGCCGCCCCGCGACCCGTCCGACGACGGCTTCGGCCGCGATGACCAAGGAGGCAACCAGGAATGAACCGCTACATCCTCTCCCCCCACGAGCAGGGCAGCGACGGCTGGCTGCTGGACCGCTGCGGCCGGGCCACCGGATCGCGCGCGGCTGACATGCTCGCCAAGACCACAAAGGGCGAATGGGCGGCCAAGCGCGCCGACTACAAGTTTGAACTCGCCATCGAGGTGCTGACGCGCATGCCGCAGGGCAGCGATTACGTCAGCAAAGAAATGCAGTGGGGCATCGACCAAGAGCCGTTCGCTCGCATGGCCTACGAAGAGAAGTCCGGCAACGTGGCCATCGAGAGCGGCTTCATGTACCTGCCCGACGTGGACGCCGGCTGCAGCGTTGACGGCCTGTTCCTGGAAGACGGTCGGCGCGGCGTGCTGGAAATGAAGTGCCCGAAGAGCACCACACACATCCGCTACCTGGAGGCCGGCACGGTCCCGGACCAGTACCGCCCGCAGTGCCTGCACAACGTCTGGGTGACCGGCGCCGAGTTCGCCGACTTCGTGTCGTTCGACCCGCGCTTCCCGGAAGAGCTGCAGCTTTTCATCTGCCGGTACACGCCCACAGCCCAGGAACTCGCCGACCACGAGAAGGCGGTACTGCAATTCCTGGCCGAGCGCGACGAGCTGGTGGCCCAGCTCAAGCGCCTGGCCGCCTGACCCTTTCCCCAACGTAGCACCCACCACTGGAGCAATCCATGTCTCTCTCCTACGTCAGTTCTTCCCTGTCCGCCGGCGCTGCCCAGAACCAGGCGGCGCCCGTCGCCAACGGCGAAATCGTCGACGCGCTTCTCGACTTGAACCGCGTTCTGGACAACCTGGAACTCATGACCAACAGCGTATTCGGCCGCCTGGCGCCCGTCCTGCAACCGCAAGCCGACATCGCGGGCGGCGCCGCGCCCAACTCGCCGCGCAATACGCCTTTCGGCGCCGGGCTGGCGCGCATCCAGGGCCGCGTCGAGCGTCTGTACAGCCACGCCGCGGACGTCAGCAACCGCCTGGCGCTGCCCTGATCAACCACCACCTGGAGCCCAGCCCCATGTTCTCGATTACCGAGCAAACCGCAACCCTGGCGCACATCAACGTGCGCACCGAGCGCCACGGCGAAGAGCCGGCGGGCGCCGCTGACCTGAAGATCCAGTTCACCGCCGGCAACGGCGTGCTGTCCGAGTTCCACCCGCGCCTGCGCCATGCCCTCTACAAGGCCGAGGAGAACCCGGCGCAGGGCAGCGTCGACGGCGTGAAGCCCGAGCCCACCGTGCGCGTGTTCGGCGACCTCATCGAAAAGATCCGCCTCAAGCACGAGCTGGTCGGCGCCAGGGTGTTGATCGACTTCGGCCTGGGCGGCGATTCCGACATCGAGCTGGACACGGCCGACGTGGACGGCTTCGCGGTGGAAATGATGGAAGGCGGCAGCGTGGTCACCACCTTCCGCGTGAAGTGCCACCCGAGCGGCGAGCAGGTGAAGAAGCTCTACGAGGTGCTGGGCAACGAGATCACCATCAGCATCACGCCGGCAGCCGAGAAGCAGGGCTCGCTGGGCCTGGGTGGCAACGACGACTGATCAACGGCCGGCCCGGCGGCGGGACTCCCTCCCCCATCCGACCGCCGCCGGTGCCCGGCCTCCATATACCGAGAAGACCATGACCCACGCCCGCAAGCCCCGCCGCAAGCAGTACCGGCCGCGCCCGGCCCGCCTGCCGATGCTGATCAAGGCCCAGCAGACCCTGGCGCCGCTGGAAGCGATCATCGACCAGATCGACCGCGACGGCACCGTGACGACCAACGCCCGCGGTGTGCCGATATTTCTGTGCCTGGAGGACGGCGAATGGTACGCCAGCGCGCCGGCAATCGCGGGCATGGCCGACTTCTTCGATATGTGGGCCACCCGCCACGGCAGCGCGTTCAAGGCCGTGGCGCTGCGCCAACTGGCCAAGCGCCTGGAGGTGGGCATGCCCATCGACGCGCCGCTGATGGCCGCCCTGCACGCCGAGATACCCGCCCTTCGCCGCATCGGCGCCGGCCTGACCCAGGCTGACGCGTCCGACCTGCTGCGCCAAACCCAAATCCTTGCCGAAATGGACGCCGCGCGCGCCCAAGGAGCCTGACATGACGAATTCCTACGACGTTGCCCACGGGTTGAGCCAAGTTCACCCCGGACCTGAAGAGCCGGTGGAAATTGCCCAGCAGCCCGGCGCTGCGCCTGCCACGGGCAACACCGCCCGCGACCAGGAGATGTACGCCGCCGGCATCCGGACTGGCGAAGAGAACGCCAAGCACAATGCGGCGATTCGCGCCAGCATGCCGGACGGCTGGAAGCTGGTCCCCATCGAGCCGACCGACGAAATGGAAGTTGCGGCCGAGAATGACTACGAGCAGCGCGGCGAGACCTTCCCCGACTGGAAGGCCAAATACCGCGCCATGCTCGCCGCCGCTCCCGTCGCCCCTTCGTGCCCGACCTGCAACGACCAGGGCGCCGTCGGCAACATCCTGACCGCCCAGCCCTGCCCCGACTGCGCCGCCCCTGGCGTATCCACGGTGGAGGACAAGCCGACGGCCTGGATGGACCCGGACACTCAGGACGTCATCAGCGCCGAGCGCAAGGCGTCCTGGTTGAACGAGTACGGCGCCGGCGGCGCGGCCAAGGCGGCCACGTACACCCGCGCGCTCGGAGATATGCGCCCCGCTCCCGCTGCTGGCGATGCGCAGACCGCAGCCGCGCGCGACGTGCTGGCCGAGCATCAGCGGCAAATCAGCGCCGAGGGCTGGACGGCCGAGAAGGACGACACGTATGCCAGGCGTGAACTTGCGGACGCCGCCGCGCAATACGTGCTGCTGGCTGGTGGATGGACGCACCTCGATGTCTGGCCCTGGGCACGCTCCTGGCTGAAACCAACCACCCCGCGCCGCAACTTGGTCAAGGCCGGCGCCCTGATCCTGGCCGAGATTGAACGCCTGGACCGTGCAGCCCAACGTAAGGGGGATGCGTGATGCTGAACATCAAGGACAAGCCGGGCTGCATCACCGTCGCCGAGATGCGCCGTTACTTCGAACAGGCCATCGAAAACACGCCCGCGCTCAAGGAAAACACGCCGCTCGGCATCATGGAGATCAACGAGCAGTTCGCCTACTACATGAACGCCGACACGGACACCATGTGGCTGGGGTTCGCGCTTGGCATGCGAGCCGCTGAGCGCTTGGCGCGCGCCGCCCAATCGAGCGGCCAGGGCGCGGGGAGGTGAAGCCATGCAATTCACTACCGACGACAAGCTGCGCGCCGTGGCCGCGTTCCTGACCACGCTGCGGGACACGGCCGGCTGCACGCCAGACGAAATCAAGCGCCTCCTGGACCCTCGCATGATCGACGGGATTCTGGCGGCCACCAGCAAGGAAAGGACATGACCCAACAAGACGACATCACCCAGCGCGTGCTGACGGACGACGCTCAGGGGAATGCCTGGAACTGCTGGCCGTGCTGGCCGCAAATCTGTCGCTGTGGCGATCCCAAGACTCTGGAGGAATGCCGAAATGGACAAGGATCTGGTGACGCGGATGTGGGCGGGCTGCGCAAGGTGCGGGAAGGCCCCATCGTCACTCGACCCGTTGCCTGATGGATGGACCTGGGATACCGAAGAACCCGACAACCCCTGGCTGTGGTGCCCGCACTGGCATTTGCCGAATGGCTGCGCCACAACGGATAAGGAACCAACATGAACGAGAACAACGCCGCCCAGGCGGAAAAGCAGGCCTACCTAGCAGTAAAGGCCGTACTTGAATTGAACGGTGTCTATTTTGGATCCACCACCATCAAAGCAATCGTGGGCGCCGTCCTGTCCAAGCTGCGCGCCCCTGTAGCCGACGAGCGGGCGGCGTTTGAGGCGTGGGCAACCGCCATCGCAGAAAAATATGATGTGACGCGCAACGGCGACCACTACATGGAGCCGTACACCGAGTGGGTATGGGAGGCATGGCAAGCCAGCCGCGCCGCCCTGGCAAGCGCCCCTATACCCAAGCCCTGGCCGGTGGAGGAACAGCCGGACGGCGCCATTACGCCCGTGGACCCGGTGGACATGGCAAGCGCCCCTGTAGCCGGGGAGGCACATAGGCCTCTAGGGCATGTCGCGGTATTGCATTCGCCGTGTGGCGCCCGCTATTTCTCGCGCATCACGAGCCAGCATCAAGCCCAGGTTTGCGCGGCCCGGTGGGCAAAGGAATACGCCAACGTGAAGCCCGGCCCCTGGCCTACAGAAGCGGTAGCAGTGTATGCCGCGCCCCAGGCCAGCGCCGAGGCGTTCGACTTCGTCGCCCATCTGGTGCGGCAAGCCGAATTCTCGGCCCGCACCTTCGGCCCTGGCGCTCGCGTGGCCGGCGTCTGCGATCACATCCGCAAGGAACTGATAGAGGTCGAGACGAGCGGCGGTGACCTGAAAGAATGGGTCGACGTCATCATCCTGGGCCTGGACGGCGCATGGCGCAGCGGCGCCACACCGCAGGAAATCATCGCGGCCATCGTCGCCAAGCAGGCGAAGAACGAGGCCCGCACCTGGCCGGACTGGCGCGCGGTGGACCCGAACAAGGCCATTGAACACCAGCGCACCGCCGCCCCCTGCACCTGCCCCAGCGGTGACGGCTCCCTGCGCCATCCCTGCCCGATGCATCCCGGGGCGGACAAGGTCGGCGACCAGCAGCGCGCCGAAGACGCCGAACGGTGGCGCTGGGCTACGGCCACCGATGAAAACGCCCAAATGCTCTACACCATCGTGCAGGCCTACGGCGGTGACCAAAAAAAGATCAACGAGCGTGCCGACTTCTACCGCGCCGCCCTTTCTTCCCCCCAGGCCGAACAAGGAGATGCGCGTGAAGCCTGATATCGAACGCTTGGACGCCGTGGCGAAGGCGGTGAAGAACCTGCGCGCCGCCCAGGTGGACTACGAGCGAAAGCGCGACCGAGCCGGCAGCGTCGGGATGGATTGTTCAGCCGCCAGGCGCGGCAACCTGTCCGCCTCGATGACCACCGCCGCCATGGACGTGGAGCGCCAGTGGGACACGCTGCACGCGGCCCTGGTGGATCTCGGAATGTGCCCGCCCAAGGATGCCTACGAGCAGCGCGCCCAGCACCTGAGCGGCTTCCATGACCATGCATATCAACCGGCCGTTCCGGCAACTATCAAGCAAGAATTGAGGGTTGCCCAGGCCGAACAAGGAGAGCGGGATGAATGAGCAACGCCAGCCGTGCCCGTTCTGCGGGTCGCTGTCCATCTTCTACAACGAGTGGTACGCCATGCGCTGCTATTCCTGCGGCGTCCAGGGTCCTGATGCCGATCACGCGTCCCGTGAGGCGGCTCTTGCCAGGTGGAACACTCGTCCTGGCACTCAGCCCACCGAGGACGGAGGCGCCCATGGCTGACCCCATCGTCCCCATGGAATACCTGCACGGCGTCAAGGTGGTGGACATTGGCGATTTGCGGGTGGCTCGCGGCATGTCGCGCCGGCCTGTCTCCACCTGTCGGCATCTGCGGCTGGCATTCGACACCAACGAGCGGCGCATCTATTGCCAGGACTGCGAATCCGATGTGGCTCCGTTCGACGCGTTCCTGCAACTTGTCGAGCGCCACCACCATCTGGAAGCCAAGGCCGAGCGGTTGCGGCGGGATGCGGCCCACACTGTCACCAGCCGCGCGGCCAAGCGTATGGACGCGGCCTGGCGCAGCAAGACCATGGCGCCACTCTGCCCCCACTGCACCAAGGCGATCATGCCCGAGGACGTCGTGAATGGCGTGGGTATGACCAGCAAGGACTGGGAGGTGCGACGCCGCGCCGCTCAAGCCGACACCGACAAGAAGGAGATGTGATGGCACACGCAGCCCAACACCAAGCAACGGCCGCGGCGCCGAAGCTGCTGTATCGAGTGAGCGAAGCAAGGGAGGCCCTGGGCCTGTCGACGGCGACCATTTACCGGCTGTGCGCGCGTGGCGAGCTGGTCAAGGCGCCGATCGGCGGCACCAGGTCGGTGGGCATCACCGCCGCGTCGGTGAATGCTATGCTGGCGCGCATGTCACAGCCGGTCACCGAAGAGGCCGACGAGCCCAGCACCGCCTCGATGGGTAGCTAA